GGTACATTTAATTCTGATAATGAATATCTCACAATCATAGAGACAGCAAGAGTAAAACAAATAGATCTATTACAATATTACGACTCTAGACAAAACATATTAGATATAGAAAGAAATACTTTATATCTATTATCTGAAGAACTAAAAAGATTTAAAGACGAAAAGAAAAAGAAAGACTTCACAGATTTAATTGTAGATTACATAGCTAAAGATATTAAAACAAACTTTGAAGTATTATTTATAGATGAAGCACAAGACTTATCTTCTCTACAGTGGGACATGGTAAGATCTATGTGGAGAGATACAGATAAAACATACATAGCGGGTGATGATGACCAGGCAATATTTAAATGGGCTGGTGCAGATGTTGATCACTTTATATCTTTAAAAAAAGAAGTAGACACTATCAAAGTATTAGATGAGTCTTTTAGAATACCAGGTGGACCTATACATGAATTATCACAAAACATAATTAAAAAGGTGGCCAATAGATTTGATAAAAAATATAAACCTAGATCAGAACAAGGTATCTTAAGAAAATACTCAGATCTTAGTCAAGTTGATATGTCAGAGGGACAATGGCTTGTATTAGCTACAGCAAACTTTATGTTGGAAGATGTAAAAGAACTGTGTGAATTAAGAGGTTGGTATTACAAATACAAGAATAAAAACTCTATTGATATAAAACTTTTAATGGCCTTACAAAACTGGGAGCAGTGGCGTAAAGAAGATCCAATACAAGGTGCCACACATTTATTAGGTCATATTGAGATTAAAAACATCTACGGATATTTAGGCACAAATGTGGCAGATGGATTTAGAGAAGGCAAACTATTTCACTCTGAAGAAAAATATACATTAAGAGAGTGTATGAAAAAATATGGTCTGTTGACAGATAAAGTCTGGTATGAGTCG